GATAGTTTTAAACCCAAATTTAAAATTAAAGCGCGTCGTGAGTCCGTGACGCCGCCAAAGGTTTCCCGATGGTGGCCGCGCGGTAATCGAAAACCGCCTAGGAAAAATACCGACATTTCCAAGGCGCGTGATTTGGCTAGTTCGTATATTGATTTATATGGAGTAGTGCCTTACTATGGGTCAGGTGAGGCCTCTGTAGAAAAAGATACGAAACACAAACCCGCGTTTAAAAATTTTGTTTTGGTTACTCGTAAACCAGATTTGAACTTTTATGGGTTTAATTTTTATTTTAAGCGAGTTTGTGGCGCCAATTCTTGTTGGTGTTTTAAAGAGTACAAGACACGTCGTTTGCCCAAGGCTTCTTATTTGCCTTTGTGTCCTTATTGCTTGCACTCTTTATGTTTGTGTGATGTTCCTTTATTTCGTTCTCATCCGCACACAATTTTAAATCCACCTTTGGAAGTGGTGGTTTCCCCTGTGCCGTCGAATTTTGGGCCTGACGAACCAGAGTTTGATGACCCGGAGGAACCTTTATTAAACGCACCGAGTAGTGTCGATGACGTTAATGCAATAGAAATGACAACTGTCGTCAATTTAAGTGGCTCCGACGAGAAAAATGTTTTAAAAGATGATTTAAGTGTTGTTGAGCCCCCATTACCTGCAATTGACCAAGAGCAAACTGCCCTTGTAGAGCAACAAGATTTTTTCGATTATATGAATGAAGTTGCTGTGAAACATCAAGGTGAAATGAATCGTTTAATTGATAATTTGAAGAATGTGGTTGTTGAGGAAGAAGCGGCCGAGGCTAAGTTGCTTGCTGTTAATGATGAAGGTGGGGTTGATTTCATTGATGGTCCATCGCAGATTGAAGATTTGCCTGCTGATGATGATGATTTACCACCACCTCCTGATTTTGTGTATGAAGTTCCGAAAGACGATGACATGTTAGATACAAATTTGATACAAGATGCGTCTGTTAAACCTATTAAACCTCCTTTAAAGCGCATACCTGTTGAAGATTTGAGTGATGATATGTTGCCGGTTCGTAGGGAGACGAAATACATAACATTAGGGGATATTTCTGTTTTAGCAACCAATGTTAAGCCTTTTAAGTTTGAGAATCCTGCAAGTCCTGTTGATTCACCGCTAGCTCCTTTTTCGCCTGTAGTTCCCCAGCCAACCGCACCGCCCCCTATACCTGGTGAGCATAAGCATAGCCATCCTCCTGATGGCAAAGCACCTTTACCTCCCATACCACTTGAAGTTAAGAGAGAGGAGGAGGAATGGAAGGGGTTGGATCAATTAGCACAGGAGAAACTTGATGATTTCATTAAATCTGGGCCGGCAAAATCTATTGAATTTAAAGATTGCCCAAATTTTCTGCCCAAGGATGATAATGATAATTTTATTAGTGCAGGTGTTTGGAGTTGTTTAAACTTCCAGTACGAAAGAAAATTAGAAGAACACCAGGTTGAAGTTTGTTCGGTCCAAGTGGCTGGCTTACGTCAATGCTTCGAATGTTCTTTCGTGGCAGATGCTGGACATGATGGTGTAATTCGTGATGGCGAATGGGTTGATAATCGTACTGATTTTTCATCAAAGAGCGAAATGATACATGATAATCCCCGTTTGGTCATTGTGCGCGTACGTGATTATTCTAAAGCAAGTTGGGAGTTACTTTTTCCATGTTCTTGGAAAGTAGATTCTGTTTTGCCTATGGTAGTTTATATTTATTATGAATTGTTTGCGCAATTGATGGATGTTCATGTTTGGAATTTAAATCAGAAATATGTTATTTCCTTTGAACGTTTTTGCGCTCAATTAGCTAGCTTTCCTGGAATAAATCTACCACGTTATAGTGACCCCACTACTAAACATTGGACAATGCTTGTTGCATGGAAACGAGCTTGTTATATTCGCGCATTGACGGGATCCGTAATGGATTTCCCCATAGCCCAGGGCGATCAGACTTCCCAGTTAAGTATGGGTATAGAATCGGAGAGGTCAAGACGCCTGAAGTGCTGCCGCATGCTTCCGATATATCTATGTCGGAATCTGAAAAGAAATCTAACGATAATTATAATCCTATACGCGCTTCTCTGGGTGTTCACGTTGTTGCGGCTTCCTTTCCACAGCCTGATACCCTTTATCTACCGAATATTGTCCGTGCCGTTAGGGGACGGATCGGTAGACAAACCCCAACTCCCTTAAAGCGTTCGTCCAAAAATGGGTGTCTAAGCATTTGGCACCTTTACCACCAGGGACGGACGTTTCAGTTGAAAACTGGTTGGAAAACACTAAATATTCCAAATCTCGTAAAGCACAATTGTATGATTTATACATACGAGAATTGAAAATGCCTCCAAATTCAAGGGTTAAGGCTTTTATTAAGCGTGAATCTTACGCTAGTTATAAAAATCCCCGAGGTATCTACTCACGTTCTGATAGTTTCAAAATCTTTCTAGGTCCCTACATCAAAGTTGTGGAAGAAGCTGTTTTTAAATCCAATTATTTTATAAAGAAAATTCCTGTCGAAGATCGCGCCAAATATATTGTTGATAGGTTTGGTTTACAAAATGGTGCGACTTTGGATGATAAAAGCTTCTTGCTCCGCATTTTGTCGACTGATTACACTTCTTTTGAAGCCTCTTTCTTGCCCGAATTGATGGATGCTGTTGAGATGGTTCTTTACGAATATATGTTACAAAATGTTCGTGATGGACCCGAGATAGTTCGTGTTATGCGTAAAGTCCTCATGGGCAAGAATAAAATTAATTTTGCTGGTAAGCTTTTAGTACAAATGATTGCCCATAGAATGTCTGGTGAAATGAATACCTCTTTGGGCAACGGCTTCTCTAATTTAATGGTTTATTTGTTTAATTGTGAAGAGTTAAAATGTCGGCAAACTGATTGTGTTGTTGAAGGCGATGATTTATTGGGCCTTTATGTTGGCCCGAAATTTGATGTTAGAATGTATGAGAGGTTTGGATTTATTATTAAGATGGATTATTTGAGTAGTACTAATAAAGCTAGTTTTTGTGGACAAATATTTGATTATGATTCTTTGACTGTTATCGCCGACCCATTGAAGATTCTTTTGAATTTTGGGTGGGCTGATCAACAATATGTTAATGCCTCGGCCCAGACACGTTTGAAGTTGTTGCGTGCTAAGGCTATGTCCTTTCTGGCTTTATATCCGGGTTGTCCTATTATACAAAGTTTAGCGCTCGCCCACATTAGGTTGACGATGAATATTGTCCCTGATTTTAGGGTTTTAGACCCTTGGTTAAGACAACACATTTCTTTGAAATTGGAAAATATTACAGAAGAGAGGGCTCGTGTTGTCCAACCGTCGGCTAGAGTGCTTATGCAGGATGTTTTTCATGTTTCTTGGGATAGTCAAGTTCAATTAGAAGCTTATTTTGATTCTTTAACAGAGGTGCAACCTTTACAGCACCCAGCCATTTATGAAATGTGCTCTTCTGTTCATTTTGATTATGATCGTGACTATGTGCGGTTGCGCGGCGAGCCCAAGCCCTTCGCTCGTGCCGCGTGGTGCTGACTGAGTCTCAGACTCGAATATGCCAAAACCCAAGAAAACTAAATTGAAGAAAAAGGTGGTGCGGAAGCGCGCACCGCCTATGGAAAAGAAAACCAAAAGACGTGCCTTTAATGTTGTTCGTTTAGGCCGTAGAGTTGGTGGACTTTTTGGTAGCCAGGGTTCTCGTGTTGGTGAAGAAGCGGGTCGGTTGTTTAGGCAACTTACTGGCTTTGGTGATTATAAAATAAATAAAAATTCGCTAACTACTGGAGATTCTTTACCGACTTTTCGTAGCCCTAAAAATGGAACTCGAGTTATCCATCGAGAATATCTCATGGATGTTATTACTTCTGCTACAGCTGGTGCTTTTTCTATTGAGCAAATTCCTATTCAACCAGCTCTCTTAGGTTCTTTTCCCTGGTTATCTGCTTCGGCAGAACAGTATCAGGAGTATCGTTTGAATGGTTGCGTTTATGAGTTTAAGTCTAATTCCTATAATGCTCTCGCTTCCACTAACACTGCTTCAGGTACTGTCATTATGTCAACCAATTACAATGCCCTCGATCCCGCCTTTATTTCCAAATTTCAGATGGAACAATCACAATATACTTGTTCAGGCAAACCTTCTGTTGATTTGCTCCATCCTATTGAGTGCGCTAAAGTTGAGACACCTACTAATGTTCTTTATACTCGGTCTGTTCAAACTTTTAATGGCGATCTTCGCCTTTACGACTGGGGTAACTTTTATATAGCTACTGTAGGGACTCAAGGCGCGTCAACTAATATTGGTGAATTATGGGTTACATATGATCTTACTTTACTTAAGCCCAAATTGGGATCGGCTGTTGATGTGGCGGATCATTATATTTTACCGCCCGCTATAGCCAATCCTAGTAGCCAATAATTTGGAAATGCTGCCCACCCACCCACCTTGACACCACAATCAGATATGGGTACAACTTTAACAAGTACTGCCTCTGGTTTTGATACTATAAATTGGCCACCTGGCTATACTGGCACTGCTTTAGTGCTTTTAACTTATTATGGTAATTCTACTGCTGTTGCCTCTTTAGCAGCTTATAATGTTTGGACTTTGCATGGTGGCGTCACCGCTTATCCTATTTGGTCAGCGGCTGGCATGTACGATACCCAAGGTTCTGGTGCCGGTGGTGCTGTTCTTGTATATAACGGCAATGGGTTCATGACTCTTGCTGCTTCTTTTCAAATTGTTAATGGTGGTTCGGCTCAAATTACTGGTGGTACAGGAGGGGGTGCTATTGTTGGTGCTGAC